GGAAACCTGAAAGAGGTACTAAGGCATTTTCATATTTTAATGTTGTTGCAAAAAACTGGCTAATTATTAAGTCTAGACAACAAACTAAAAGAATGAAAAGGCACGTATCAGTTGACGCCCCGGATCTTATGACAGCTTCACAAAAGGCAGCATATGAGTCATATGATATCGTCCCGCCTCCTGATGAAATTCTTATTAATGCCGATTTAAGAAATCAAATCAATGAGCTTCTAGAAGTTATTGCGAAAATAGTTACTAGCGAGTCAGAAAAAACATGTGTTTCTGCTATTCAAACTGTCTTTAAAAACATTGACGACTTAGACTTTTTGAACAAAAGAGCGATCCTGATTTATGTAAGAGAGATATCAGGACTAAGTCCAAAGCAATTATCAGTAGCAATGTCTTCCATACGTAAGCATTACAGAAAGTTAACAGGTTACGACAACAAGTTTAACCTTTTCTAGAGGCAAACATGACAGATAAGCTGGAAAAAAGTCTAGATAGTATTCAAAAGCTAGAAAGCAAAATAGAAGTATTTAGCGAAATTTTAGACAATTTATCTTCCACACAAGATAAAAAGAAACTGCTGTGGAAAGAAATATATGAAAATGCTTTGAAAGATAGAGAGAATGCCAACATGCTTTTTGAAGACGCATGGGCAAGTATGTCTGAGGGAAGTACAGGACATTCAACAGTCGGGCCGGTTATAACAAAGTATTTAGAAAGAATGTCAAAGTCTAATGAGCAAATTCTTCGACTAGCAGAACTAATAGCAAAAGCAGAAGAAGAGTCAGCTAGAATAGATCCAGATGATATCTTTAGCGAAATAAACGGGTAGAAAGATGGCAAAAAAGAAAGGAGTAGACGTTCAGAGTAAAATGGAGACTCGTAGAGTCGATCACTCTGACGAAATGCAGGAACTTGCGCATGCTCCACCATCTAAAGTTTTTCAAAGAGCAATTGTGGTCGAGGTTCTTAATGATGTTTCTTTAAGGACAGACGAAGAGCTTGAAGTAATGGCTCAGAATACTTTGGCACCCCCACAGTTAAAGTACGCACCTAGAAACTCTGTCATTGCCAGATTATACGGGTCAGGTGCTGATAAGTCAGCATCAAAAGATATTCTTTGCTATCCGTTCTTTCCTCCTCATATTGCAATGCCTGTCAAACAAGGAGAACAGGTATGGGTTTTTGCCGAATCACCTGACATCCCTCAGCAAATTGCTTACTGGATGTGTAGAATATCCGAGGCAGACTTTGTCGATGATCTCAACTACACCCATGGGGATAGAAAGTTTTCAATATCAATTGGAAAGTCTGAAGATCTTTCTGACTTGGCAGAAGACACAGAAGAAGACGAAGAGGCTGAAGAAATACAGGGCACAAAAGATCCGGATACAAAACCTGGTCCTCCTGCCTTTAACAATGGAGCAACTGAGCAAGGTGATGATGCTGCAACAACAATAGCACAACCAACGGGTGAAGAAGGTGAAGAAACAGATCCAATTTATGAATCAATCTTTACGGGTTCTCTAGGAGGACAATCATTTATTTTGGAGCCTGTTCCTAGATTTACCAAAAGACCAGGTGACTTAGTGCTTCAGGGATCACATAATTCTCTAATTTGCTTAGGAACAGATAGAGGATGGAGCACAGATGCTCGACCGGAAGGAGCAACTACTAGTAATGCATTTACTCCTGAAGGGGAAGGATTAAGACCCTTTTCGGGTACTGTCGATATCGTCGCTGGAAGAGGAATGTTTGCGGGCGAACCTGACCCTGACAAAGATGCTTTGACAGATACTGAACCTCGAGTAATTGAAAATGCTCGAGGCGCATTAGAAGTTGATAAAAATCCTTCTGCTTATTTTGGCGACGACATAAGAAAAGAAATACCAAATAATCGACAAGATGTTGCTACAGAGGGTGATCCAGACTTTTTGCACGATGCTTCCCGAGTATATGTTTCAATGAACACAGACGGAGATGCTAACTTAGGCTTAGAAGCTCAATTACCTGGATTTATGAAGGACAACGGTGCAGAACCTGTTAATGAGTCTCCTTATGTAATTGTTAAATCAAATGAAATTAGAATAGTTTCAAGGCATACTAAGGAAGAAAATGACCGTCCTAAACAAGAGGGGTCGATTAGAATTGTGAGAGAGGATGAGGATCCGACAAAAACGTGCTCTATTACAATGCTTCCAGGTGGTAAGGTTATGATTGATGCTGAAACCATTATAATTGGTGATGGAAGGGAAAATCAAACGTTTGTTGGTAATGAAGCTGAGGAACAAATGGTATTAGGAAACACTTTGTCTGATTCTGTTTTGATTCCATTCTTGCAGGCAATAAGAGATAATGCACCAACTATATCACAAGGGGCTAGCCCTAACGTATTGTCACCTGCAGTACTTCAGGCAACCATTCAAGTCTTAGCGGCTTTGGGGGATGGTGGAGCCGAAAATACAATATTGAGCAAGGTGGGGAAGATCAAATAATGGCACTTGATGCAAGCAAATTGGAAAATGCACTTAAGTCTGCATTAAAGTCTGCGCTGGATGCAGAACAAGGTGCAGCACCCGACGAAGGTGACGGACATCGTCAAAAGTTTTGTAATGCAGTTGCAAAAGCTGTTGCAAAAGAAGTGGTCGACCATATTATAAAAAATATGGAAGTTACAGGAATTAAAATAATGGTTGACCCGGGTTCTTATGCTAAAAGTGTAACAGGAGGTGTAGGGGTACCCGCAATAGTCATACCTAATCCTCCAACCATGCATGATCAAATTAACAACGGTACGGGGTTGATAAAATAATGGCACTCAATAAAGGTGAACTACATTCGAGCTTAAAGTCATCTTTAAAGTCTGAGCTTGACTCTGCACTAGGTGCTGCTCCAGATGAAGGTGACGGTCATCGTCAAAAATTCTGTAATGCTTTTGCCAAAGCACTATCAGAAGAAATTATAAAGCATATTTTAGAAGATTTAGAGATTGTAGGGGTCGAGGTTCAAGTACCTCCTGCTACCTATTTGAATAGTGCAGTTGGTGGTGCTGGAGCAACTGGGACAGTTCCCGGAACACCGATTATAGGAATTCCGCAATCAGCTCCTTTGAATTTTGGTCAAGAGCCTTCGCAAAAAATTGACGGAAGAGGATTGATCAAGTAGTTGTAGAGATCAACTCTATTACACGTACACTTTGTTCGATGTATACTTACTCCTTGCAGGGAGTGTTTTATGTCAACCACGAACAATAGAAAAATTTATGACTTTAAAAGCGTAGGTGAGTTAGAAGTTGACAATAACTCAAATAGCAAAACCACTACAGTCAAAACACCTATCGGTATATCAACTCCAGTACAATTAGGTAATAATTCCCTTCTAAAAATGCACACAAATCAATTGTCTGTGATCAAAGACAATTTCAAAAATATGATACTTACTAATCATGGTGGTAGATTAGGATTTTTTGATTTTGGAGCCAACTTAGAAGAACTTACTTTTGAGTTAGGATCTGAAGATGGAGATCAAGAGGCAACAAGAAGAATTGCATCGGCAACTTCAAAATATATGCCTTACATTAACTTAGAGACATTTGAACCTTTTGTTGAAAAGTTTGACAATCAACACACAGGAAAAGTAGGCATAAGAATAACTTATACAGTACCTGCTATATCAACTGACAGGCAGATGCTAGAAGTTCTATTGTACGTTTCAGGATAACAAATATGGCAATTGACATACAGAAAAAAATAAAGAAACAAAAGACTAGAAATTTTATTGCAAAGGATTTTGACTCTTTACGCAATGAGTTGTTGACTTATGCAAGAGTTTATTTTCCGGAAAAGATTCAAGACTTTTCTGAAGCAAGTCTTGGTGGTTTGTTTCTGGATATGGCAGCTATGGTTGGTGATACGATGTCGTATTATCTAGATCACCAATTTAATGAGCTCAATCCGCTTACAGCAATTGAAAGTTCTAATGTTGTACGTCATGTAAGAGAAGCTGGGGTAAAGATAGTTGGAGCTAGCCCTGCTTCTGTTATGGTTAGATTTTATTTGGACATACCTGCTGAATTAGACACCATAACAAAAGAATATATTCCTGCAAAGTCAGCATTACCTCAAATATTAGAAGGAACAGTCTTAAAAGCAAATTCAGGCATTACCTTTAACTTAGCAGAAGATATTGACTTTGCTGAGACAAATTCAAAAGGTCAATTGACATGTAGATACTCTGTTCATGAGAAAAATGGAGATGGGTCACCTGCTTCTTTTATTGTTTCGAAAGAAGGTTTATGTATATCAGGAACAGAAATAGATGAAAGTTTTAAGATAGGAACTGCACATAAGCCATTTAGAGAAATTGTATTAACAAACCCACACGTATCAGAAATCATGAGTGTAACTGATACGTCCTTAAATAATTACTACCAAGTTGAAGCTCTTTCACAAGACACTGTATTTAAAGCCGTTCTAAACGTAGGATCAGATAAAAAACTGGTCACTAGCAACTTAGAGGTTGTTCCTGCACCTTATAGATTTGTTTCACGATTAGATCCGAGATCAAAAATTACTGTAATAAGATTTGGGTCAGGAGACTCTGATACTTTTGATGACGATATTCTTCCTGATCCTAGTAAGTTGGCATTGCCTTTGTACGGCAAAAAAACTTTTTCCAGATTTTCAATTGATCCTAGTTCACTTTTAAAAACCAGAACTTTAGGTGTTGCCCCCAAGAATACTACGATAACAGTTCGTTATAGATACGGCGGAGGATTAGATCA